CGCACTAGACTTAGGATCTAGCGTCTTCGACATGTGGGTTCGAGTCCCACCTTTCGCACCATAAAAGCCCACACAAAATGGTGGATTAGTTCAGTAATATCAGCACTTTTAAAAGGTTGATATTTTTTTATTTTTACCTTTTTTATCAGCATTCTGAACATCAAAAATAAATTATACCTGTCTGTTTCGTCCATATTTTCAAGCACTTCTTTTAAAATTTTTATATTGTCCAATTTTTCTTCGCTTATAGTTTTATCTTCTATTATTCTATCAATATCATTCAAGGAATCTTCAAAAACTCGTTTTCTATTTTTCAGTTCCTCAAGTTTATCATTTAATTCAAATTCATTTATTAATTCTTTTGCAAATAATTCTAAATATTTAGTTCTTTCTTTATCTATTTTTTTAATTTGCTTGTCTATATTTTCTCTATCTTTTTTATACTTTTCTAAGTCAGGCTTTTCATTTAAAAATTCCAATTCTTTTAAATTTAACAGTTTGTGTATTATGAACTTTTCAGCCTTATTCATAGAAATTGCCTTTTTACATTTATCACACCTGTAATTAACGCCATTTTTAAACATTTTTCCGCCACAGGTACACTCTAGTATGCCTGTGAATAAAAATTTGCCCTCTTTACGTATCACACGTTGCTTAAACAGCATTTGTTGTTGCACTTCTCTAAACGTTTCTTCACTTATTAACGCTTCGTGGTTTCCTTTAAATATTGTTATCTCTTTATTTATTTTAACCTCGCCAGTGTTAATATTGTTTTCTTTTCTTCCGTACATCAAATTGCCGATGTAAAATTCATTTTGTAAAATCCATTTAATAGATGAAACATTTCTATTAAATATACTTGCTGTTTCAGAGATACTTTTAGTACTTAAATATGTATTGAAAATGCTTATTACATCTTCAGAAGTTTCAGGATCTATTGTAATATTGTTGTGTTCATCTTTTTTATAGCCAATTGGAATATTTCCACCTTGCCATATTCCAGCTTTAGCTCTAGCCCATTTGTTTGATTTTACCCTCATTGATATTTGTTTTCTTTCGTAATCTGCTAGCACGGCAAATATTTGAAAGAATAACATACCAGTGGGGGTTGTTGTATTTATTTCGGACTGTGAGATAGATACAAATTTTATATTGCTTTTTTGCAACTCTAAAACAAAATTCAACATTGTTAAAGTTATACGAGAGATACGAGAACTCTCGTAAACTACAAGTACATCAAATGATTTCTTTTTGATTTCCTGCTGTAATTTAAGAAAGCCCTCACGGTTGTCATTACCTCCGCTTTCTACATCCTGTATAACTTCCTTGAGCTTATAACCGCTCATTTGGCAAAAATCTTCACATTTTCTTATCTGAAACTCAAGTGAACGCCCCTCTTCCTGCATTTCCGTGCTAACTCTTGCATATATAATTGCTTTCATTTATGCTCTCCTTTTGTCCTGTTCTGCTTTGATTTTGTATAATAATTTTAATATTTCTTCCTTGTGTTTCATTGTTATTCCTCCATTTCTGTCATATCAATGTAACTTGATATAACACATTCCTTTAAAACATGTTTAGCAGTTCCCTCGAACGTTTCACTGCTAAAACTTTCATCATTTTTTCGTTTTCTTTATCCCAAGCTCTGAATTTTATTTCTTTCATTATTCATTCTCCCATTTTTCTAAATTCAAGTCAGGTCCAAAAAATCTCATTTTTGAACCATCTTTTAATTCTAAAAATATAACAGGTTCTAAAATAGTCCATCCACCCATAATTATTTTTCTTGGTTTTACACTAACACATTTTAAGTTTTCTTTTAAATATTTTTCTACATTTTCTTTTTCCATTTTTATCCTCCTGTTTTATTACAAGTACCTTTTTTATTTTATTTTTAAGTTGTAATATTCTTCTTTTTCAAAATCTCCAAACACTTCTTGGAATGTTTTTTTATTAACGCTCACTTCACTTATCTGTAATTTTTCTTTTAAACTGTCAGGAAGTTGTGAGTATTCCTCAAAACTAAGCTGGAATGGCTTAAATTTATATATTTGATATTCACTAGGCACTTCTTCCGGATTCGGTTTTATTTCGCGGCTACTTTTTCTTAAAAAAATTATTCTTCCACTTTCTGTCTGCACCCCGTTTGATTGTCCTGATTCAATACCACAACTTCGCATTGTTTCAGCAACGTTTTTTGAAAATCTGTCAAACCCTTTTGAATAAAATTGTTTCAAATTTTTCAATCTTTCAATTTCTCTGTCGATTGCTCCGACAATTTTGTTTGCTCCAGTCCCTTGTCCTAAATAATTTATAAATTTATTATAAATTTGGACAATCGTATCTCCTTCGTTCTCAATTTCTACTGCCAACATCTCTCTTGTATCTTTTAATGTCTGCTCGTCAATTTCGTCTTCTAAAAATGCTCTTTCAATATTTTTTCCTGCTGCACTCAGCGGATATAAATTTAATTCTCTGCTCATTTTATTTTCTCCTATCTCATTTTTAATATTTTTTTGTTTTATATTTTTCTACAATTATTTTTTATCAAAAAGGAAATCCTTCGTCATCATCAGAATCATAATTATTTCTGTTGCTGTTTTGACTGTTTCCAGAATTTTTACTATCAACAAATTCAAAACTATTCGCTAAAACTCTTGTAAATTTCCTTTTTTCTCCATTCTGCTCATAACTGTTTACGCTTAAATGTCCTTGTATTAATATTCTGTTGCCTTTCCTAAAATATTCGGCTATATTCTCAGCTGTCTTTTCCCAAGCCACACAATCAATAAATTCAGCTTCATCTTTTGTTTTCTGTACAGCTAGTGTGAAATTAGCATATGCTTTTCCTCCTGTTGTGTATTTTAATTCAGGATCTCGTGTCATTCTTCCCATTAGTATCACTATGTTCATAATCTATGCTCCTTTCTTTTGCTTATTGTTTTTTATATAGTTACATAATTTTTCTAAATCTTTAATTGGAATTTTGCTTAAATTGTCTGTTGAATTAGCGAGTAAATATTTATCTATCTCTTTTTCATTTCCTTTTAAATGTTCGTTTATATATTTAACTGCTTTTTGGATTTTCTCCTCTTCTGTCAAATATTCTTTAGGTTTATTTTGTTGCTTATCTTTGTCAATTGTTGCGTTAATCATATCGTCTTCTACTATTTCTAAAGCGTTTAGATAACAGTACCGTTTTAAATAAGTGTGCGTACTTCCTATCATTTGTAATCCATTCTGTCCTTTTAAAACTATTTCAGCCTTTGGAGTTACAAAAGTGATTGTTTCGTCCGTTTTCTCTGTATTAATTACAGTTAATATGCCTTCGTTTTCTAACAAATCAAATTTTGAAAAAAGTTTTAAGTTTTCAAATATTTCATTCACTTTTGGCAAGAAGTCTTTTAGTTCAAAATATTTAAAGTCGGCAAATATATTATGCCCTCCCATTTTTAATCCTAAACTTTGTAATTCAACTCTAGCCTTTTGTAATTTTTCGTAAATATTCATCATTCTTTTCCTCCCATTTATCATTGTCTTGTTTTAATTCCTTATTAAGTTCCTGCAAGTTCTTAGCAGCGTTCTTAAAAAACTTCTATCGCTTTATCTTCTTCTTCACATAAACGATCCCAAGCCAAGTCTCTTGCTCTTTCTACTTGTTCTGCGAATTTTAATGCTTCGCTAAAGCTCATTTTTATCATCTCCTATTGTAACTATTTTTAGCTACTTAGTTTTTAAAAAAAATATAGATTCATTTTGCTAATATATTGTAACTTATATTAGTTACTTTGTCAAGAAAAAATTTTTATTTTTTAAAAAAATATTGTATAATATATTGAATATATTTATATGAAGGTGGTTCTTATGAGTTTTGGAAGTACATTAAAAGAAATTAGACTTAGACGTGGTGATTCTCTTAGAAAATTAGCTGATAAAATAGATTTGCCTTTTACTTTTATTAATAGAGTGGAAAAAGGAATAAATCCGCCTTCAGAAACAATGATAGAAGGATTATTAAAAGTTTATCCATTAGAAAAGAAAATTTTATCTAAAGCTTACAGTGAAGAAAAATTACCTGATAAAGTATTAAAAGAACTAGATTTTGATAATATTACTGAAGATTTTTTGGATAGTATATTAGGATTAGTTAAAACTTTAGATACGAGTGAACAAAAAAATATTTTAAATTTAATTCTTGAAAAAATTGAATACATGAGTTTCAAAAGTGGAAATTATGACGAAGTGAAAGAAATGATTAATGAAGCGAAAGAAAAAATAAACGAATTATAAATTTTAAGAATGGAGAATAGTTTTTATGGAAGAAAACAAAGAAATAGTTTTAGTATTTTATGTGAAAGGTTCTGGGAAAAAGCCTTATAGAGTTGCTTTTTGGAAAGAAGAAAATTCTAGAGATATACATAGTGGCTGTGGTTGCCCTGCAGGGAGAAGAATGCAGTATTGCAAACACAGATTTCAACTAATTGAAGGTGATTTGACTAATTTAGATGATTCAACTGAAAATGCAAAAGAAAAACTAGAAATTTTGTATAATTGGCTTGAAGATAGTGATATTGGAGATTTTTTTGAAGAATTTATAATGGCTAAGACTGGTGAAAAAATACAAAATTTAGCGAATAAAGTCAACTTTATATATTCTAAAGATATACTCGAGCGAGTAGAATATAAACATGCAGTTCAAAAAAAATTATACACGTTTGATCCGATTGAATTATCCTTGAAAAAATTTTTAAAATTTTTAGAAAATGGATATTTAATAATTGAATCAAAAAATCATTACAACGTTTTTGATGTAAACGATGAGTTTTATTATGGCAGTTTTAAAGGTGATTTTGACTTATCTAAAAATGCTAATCGTTTAAAATTAAATGCTTACACTTGCTCAGAACGTTTGACTGAAGCATTTAATTATTTTAACATGATTAATATATCAGAAATTAATCAAAAAATGAAAGAAATTATGAAATAGTAGAATATGTGGTTCAAAAAGGATATTTTGAGACTACAAGATGTTGATTCAAAAAATGTATGAAGATGATAACAAAAAATAGTGATACATAATAAATTTAAACAGGGTTAGTTTTGGTTTCAAAATATAAAAATATGGAGGAATCAAAATGAAAAAATTATTCGTGATTTTGACATTAGCGTTTGTTAGTGCTAATATATTTGCTGAAACATTGCATTTTAAAAATTGTAAGGAAGCTAGATCAAAAGGCTATAAAAACATTAAAAAGGGTGAGCCTGGATATGCAAGACATTTAGACAGAGATAATGATGGTATAGCTTGTGAAAGAAAATAATTTAATAAAAGAGTTGTTTCATAAATTGAGATAGCTCTTTTTTTGTTTGTAAAGAAAATAAATTTACATCTTTTATTAAAAATTTTCTTGACTTAGTAACTTTTATAAGTTACAATATATACGAAATACAGAAATATTTTTTTAAAAACTAAGTAACTAAATAAAGTTACTTAAAATTTTATAAGGAGGAATATATGACTGACACAAAAGTTGTTTATGAAATTTTAGATAGACATATTAGATTGAATTATAATTCCAGGGCTGAATTTGGCAGAGAAGTAGGAATGGTAAGACAAAATGTAAATGAATTTATGTGTATTTTAAAGAAATGCCGCCCTGGAAATAGTTTTAATAAAATCTCAAGAATACTTGAGAAAGCTGGTTACAAAATTGAAATAAAAAAAATTACTTGATTGTCTTGATAATTTTTTTCATCAAATCAAATAATTCATCTATTTTTTTATCATTATTTTCCATAATAATTACTCCTTTCACTTGAAGATGTAATTATTTTAATAATGATGAGGCAGTAAAACAAATCCAGGAATCGAGGTAGGAGGTGTGAGATGAAAATAAAAAAACTATGGATAAAGATTATATCCATAGTGGCTGAATTTTGGATTAATATATTGCTGTTTCATATACCTGTAAGATTTAAGAGGTTTTTCTTTGTAAATATTTACAAAATAGTGATAGCAAGTATATTAATCATTTTAGGAATTATAACGTATTTTATTTTAAAATTCCTATTATAAATCCAAATTAAAATTCTGTCTAGAAATTATTTCGGAGTAGAACGTCTATGCCCAGGAACTTTTGTTCCATCGCTTTTGGTGTAAGGTTTGACAGTAACAATTTTAACTTGTTTTCCTGTTTTGCCAGATGTTGCTTTAGCCATAAAAAATTCCTCCTTTCTAAATTATATATTTTAGAAGATACCGGCAAGTAAAACTTTAAATATATAATTTCAAATTTAACTTATTCTATTTTGTTAGCACTCTTTGTGTGATAATGCTAACATAATTAGTATATCACAATTTTTGGTGTTTTTCAAGGAGGAAAAAATGTTTAAAGAATTTTTAGAAAAGTGCCTAAGATATGAAAATTTGTATATCTTAGAAGAAACAGGAGATAGGGAAAAGATTAAGAGGATTAGCAAGAGGCACGGCAAAGTAACTGAAGCAAGTGTATTGCTATTTGATTTCAGAACTAAGAGAACGACAATAAACGAAATATATCTTAATAGTCAAGGATATTTTATAATTCGGGATCAGAAAAGATTGAGATTAGGAAAATTTAAGTAACAAAAAAAGCACTCCGAAGAGTGCTAACAAAAATTTAAAAAATACTATATCTTGTGTTAATTATAACATAAATTTGATAAGAACACAAGATGTAGGGAGAGGAAAAAGATGATAGATTTTGAATTTTTTGATAAATATTTAAATAAAGAAGAAAAAGGATTTATTGATAATACGGATAAAATTACTTTGGAAGTCATAAATTATCTCAAAAAATACAAAAGACCACAATGGTTAAAATTATTTGTAAAGACAGGTAATCGTATTAAAGGAGAGCCTTTGTATTTGTATAGAGTTGAAAAAATATGCAATTGTTGTAATTTGATTCATGAAACATTGATGACAAAGACAGTTCTTTTTGAATATTTAGAAAAAGGAAGTAAGTTTATTTGCGAAAAATGTGTTTCTAAATTAAAAGAGGAGCAAATTGAAAAGGAACAAGAAAAAGAAGTAAGAGAAAAAGACAAAACGCAAAACACTAAGAATTATATTGAAATTTTTTTGAATCCAAATAGAAGTTGGAACAAAGGGATACGTCTTTATGAAAAAATGAGATATATTTGTAATCAAAATATTAATGATGAATTGGTTTCGGAATATATAAATGATTTAGATTATTATGAATTTTTAAAAACGCCTTATTGGAAAGCAATTGCGCAAAATGTAAAACAGAAATCGAAATATAAATGTGAACTTTGTAATAGTAGTGAATATTTAGTAGCACACCATAAAACTTATAGTAGACACGGATATGAGCATTTATATTGGAACGAAGATTTAATTTGCTTATGTAGCGAATGTCACGAAAAATTTCATTTTGAATAGGAGGAAAAAATGGCAACTTTTAGAGTAAATAAAACGAGTGATTATACAGTAATATCAAATTATCATTTAAGAGAAAAAGAAATGAGCTTGAAGGCGAAAGGACTTTTGACTTTAATGTTAAGTCTACCAGAGGATTGGGATTATTCGATATCAGGATTAGCCTCAATATGTGCTGAAAACGAGACTGCTATAAAGACAGGGTTGAAAGAGCTTAAAAAATTTGGGTATTTAAGAATATCTAAAATATTTCCAAGTAAAGAACGTGGAAACAAAAAAATAGAATATATTTATGAAATTTTTGAAAAACCTCTTGGAGAAGACAAAAGACAAAAAGAACAAGAAATAGAAAAGCAACCGTTAGAAAAACAAAAGGTAGAAAATCAAGGCGTAGAAAATCTACCTCTAGAAAGTCAAGCGGTAGAAAATCAAGGACAATTAAGTACTAAAGAATCAAATACTAATAAATTAAATACTAAAGAAGTAAGTACTAAAGAATATATACATGTGAAAAATGAATTTTCACAAGCATGTGAAGATATAAAAAACAACTGGTTAAAAATTGCTCATGAATATAAATTGTCAGGTACACAATTAAAAATAACTGAAAAACGAAAGAGAGTTATTAATAATTTGCTGAAAGAATATTCAGCAGAAGAAGTATTACAAGCGATGGAGAAAGTGCATACTTCCAGTTTTCTCCAGGGGAATAATAAAACAGGTTGGCAAATATCGTTTGATTGGTTTATTAATAAATCAAATTTCTTAAAAGTGCTTGAGGGAAATTATGACGACAAAATAAATGCAGAAACAAAAAATAATGCTAACACTAATAAGAAATTCAGAGCTGGTATTCAAAGCGAAAGACCAAAAGTAACAGCGGAAGGACTTAAAAAATATTTCGGAGGTGCAAACTAATGACAATGGAGGAATTTAACAAAGCGTTTGATAAGCTATTAGATTATTATCCAAACACAAGAGTGACAGAAGAACTTATGAATATCTATTTTGCAGGAATGGCTGAACTCAGTATGCAAGAATTTAACTACGCATTTGGTAGAATAGTCAAGGAATATGAGGGCGACTTTATACCGAAAGTGTCTATAATTTTGAAATATGCTAGAAATTCGGATTTAGGAAACCAAGTGATTTTAGCTAAAAGAATGTTGAGTGAAGCTATGCGTAAATTTGGAAAAAGCGGAATGATAAATTTTGAGGATAAGGGAATACACGCTGTAATTGACTTTATAGGTTGGAGAAGATTATGCACAATGACGGATGAAGAATTTAATAATTTTTTAAAATGGGAATTTGAGGGAATATACAAGGATTTTTTGAAAAATCCTTACGGAACAGCTGACTACTACACTGGAAGTTATAGAGTTATAGGACAAAAAGCACCTACGATGATAACTTACAAAAGTATAGGAATAAATACTCCAAATTTAAAATTTATTCCACTTGAATATAAAAATACTACACAAATTGAGAATAAAGTTGATTTATCGGAAATAAAAAATAAAATGCTGATAGGAGGATAAGTGAAAAAAATAAAAGTCATAGAACTTTTTGCAGGAGTCGGAAGTCAGGCGATGGCTTTACGGAACATCGGAATTGATTATGAAATCATAGGAATTTCTGAGATAGATAAGTTCGCAATTAAAAGCTATGAAGCCATACACGGAGAAGTCCACAACTTCGGAGACATTTCCAAGATTGAGAAGTTGCCTTATTGCGACCTGCTCACGTATTCATTTCCTTGCCAGGATTTAAGCATTGCCGGACATCAAAAAGGAATAAACAAAGATACGAGAAGTGGACTACTTTTGGAAGTTGAAAGATTGCTTCTGAAAGCAAAAGAGAACAGAACGTTACCGAAGTATCTTTTACTAGAAAATGTTAAAAATTTAGTAGGCAAGAAATTTATCAAAGATTTTGAGCGTTGGTTAAACTTTCTAAATTCCTTAGGCTATTACAGTAACTGGGAAGTACTTAATGCCAAAGACTATGGAATACCTCAGAACAGAGAACGTGTATTTGTTGTTAGCAGTCTTGAGAATATGCACTATAAATTTCCGAAGCCAGTTGAACTAAAATTTAAAATGAAAGATTTGCTAGAGGAAAAGGTAGATGACAAGTATTATTTATCTGAGAAACTTCTGAAATGCTTTTCTGATATGAAAAATAGAAACGGATTTACAAGGGGTGAAAAATTTAATCCTAGAAAACTTGAAAATTGCAATACTGCGTTCGCCATAACAACGAGAGCGGGAGCAAGAGCGACAGACAATTACATAATACAACTAGGGAATTTAAAGAATACAGAAAGTTTTGGTGGAAATCCGCAAACAGGAAGAGTATACAGTCCTGATGGGATAAGCCCTTGTCTTAACACGATGCAAGGTGGCGGGCTTGAGCCTAAAATCTTGCAAAAAGCACACGGATTTAACAAAGGTGGAATAAAAGAAAATATAGTTCCAGCCTTAACTAAGAGTTCGTGGCAGGAAAATAATTTTTTAAGTGACAACATGAGGATAAGAAAACTAACTCCGCTTGAATGTTGGCGATTAATGGGATTCAGAGATATGGACTATTATGCCGCAAAGTCTGTGGGAATTTCGGATGCACAATTATACAAGCAGGCAGGAAATAGCATAGTGGTAACAGTTTTGGAAGCAATATTTAGAAACTTGTTTTTCAAGAAACAAAGAAGAAAAAAAGGAATTATAGCGGAACAGATCAGAATATTTTAGGAGGATAGATGAAAACAGTAAGAATAAACGACCTAGTAAAAAGAAATAAACAAATTTTAAGAAGAAGAAAGGTTATTGAAAAGAAATTAAAAGAGTTGCAACAAGAAGATAACGAACTTCTGAAGGAGTTGGAACGAAACAACAACTTCTTTCTGAAACGAGGAATGGAACAGATTAAATGAAAATAAAACTCATTTGTATAAGGATAGACAACAACGAACTGAAAACAACTGACAAAAACGAATGGATTAAATTTATAAGAAAACATCGTGGGAAAGTAAGCAGTATAGAACAATTTAACTGGGAGATTCCACAAAATAAATTGCAGAAAGCTTTGGAATATTCGTTTGATGAACTGTATAAGTTCAAGATGAAAGAGAATGGAAAAACATTGACAAGGGGATAAACAGAGATGACAAAAGAACGACTGGAATTGATTAAACAAATCAGTTTTGAAACGGCGAAAAAAGCCGAAGAAAAAGTTGTAAATATAACAGATTTTGAAATTGATTTTTTTGTTGAACATTTGAGAAATGAATTAAAAAAAATGAAACATGGAGGAATAAATGCTAAAAGAAAATGTAAAAGCGAAAGCAATAGTGATAGATTTTGAAGATAAAAAAGGTTGGAAAATCTATCACAACGAGGATTTATATGAAAATACAGAAATTGCAGATAACAGGTTCTGGAATGATGTCCAGAACAGTTATTATAGATTTGTCAAAGGGACAACATTGGTCGCTGACATCGACTGTCCTTGGAAAATTGAAGAACCTTTAAAAATTCTGAAGGTACACGAGGTGATTTATAGTGATTAGACTAGAATTATCTATAATGCCGCCATCTGTAAATTCCTTATGGATAAACAAACCAAGCGGAAGATACAAGTCTAAAAGGGGCAAAATCTTTGAAAATTTAGCCTGTGATGAGTTTAAAAAGCAATTTAGGTGTAAACCCTTGGCTAACAGTTTGAAAGTCAGTATGAGGCTTTATTTCAAAGATAAAAGAAAAAGAGATATAGATAACTACAATAAGGCTATTTTGGATTCAATGACTAAAATAATTTATGAAGATGATTCACAGATAGAGGAATTAAATGTTAAAAAGTTAGTTGGCTGTGGATTTAACAAAGTGGAAATAGAAGTGGAGGAATTAGAAAATGAATGAAAAGATATATTTGATTTGTTACGAGACAGTCAACGAAAAAGGGAATATTGATATAAGTGTTAAAAGCAAAAATTTAACGGAGGCAGACTTTTTGGAATTGGCAAAAATGGCGGTAAGTGAAAGAGTTAAGGAGAAATTTATAATAACAAATATTATAAATTTAACAAAAATAAGAAAGGAACTGGAAGAATAATGGGAGTGTTAAAAAAGTTTGATATAGAGGAATTATTGAAAAGGCAGGCAATGTTGGATGAGAAGTTTGACAAGAAGAAAACACTTAGAAAACGTGAACTTGAATTAATAAGGCTGGCTTATCATACAGAGCTAGGAGAATTTTTACAGGAAGTAAAAAGTGATTGGAACTACTGGAAGAATAGCACTAAAGAAATTAATAAACAAAGGGCATTGGAAGAGTTGTCAGATATGTTACATTTTTCTTTGAGTTATGTAAATAACGATAGTTTTAATAGCAGAATAAAAAACAAGGACATTAGATTCAAGAAAGAACTTTTTACACAAGAAAGTTGCAGCTTTACAAAATTACTTAATTTTTTAACAGCTTTATACAACACTGATGAACATTTTTCAATCATCTTGCTTGTTGCAGAACGTTTAGGAGCAACTGAAGAAGAATTTTTGCAAGTACATCACGAGAAGTGGCTTAAGAATATGAACGAGAGAACTAAGGAGGAATATTAATTAAAAATGGAAGTACTAATGAATAATAATTTTCTGAATGCAGTATTAACTATAGTAACTTTATATTTTTTATATAAATTGAACAAAAAATAAATAAGTAAACTTGTGTAGATATAAGTTAGAGTGCATAAGTGCAAAGGAGCAAGAAATGATAGAAAATGATAATGTGAATAGTCCGAAACATTATGAATTAAACGGACTAAATGTGGAAGTAATTGATGTGATAAAGGCGACTGTGAAAGACTTTGACAGTTTTTGTCATGGAAATGTTATTAAATATATTTTGAGAGCATACAAGAAAAACGGGATTGAGGATTTAGAAAAGGCAAAAAAATATATAGAAATGCTGATAGGAGATAAAAAAATGGAGGACGAAATAATAAAATATACTAAAATTTATAAACAAAAATTAAGAATAAAAAAGGCTGGAAACAAAAGAATTGCTTTGTGTGACATTATTATTCAAAATCCAAAAATTATGCTAGAAACTGAAAAACCTGATTTAGATATTTTGTATTTTTTAGAAAAAAATAACAACATAAATGTTCAAGAATTAAAAAGAGAAGAGTATAAGAAAAAAATGATTGCTATATCGACTATAAGAAATTTTAGAAAGTCATTAAGAGATTTTTTAGAAGAAAATAAAGTTGCAGTCGACACTGCTGAAAAATTAAAGGCAAAAGGTCGTTTGGTTAAAGCGGCGTTGTCAAACAAAATATAATCTTCGGAAAGGGGATAGACATGTCAGAAATGGATGAAAATGTATCGGAAAGAATAAAGGCAAGGCTTTTAAGCGGAATAAAAGTAAATGATAGCGATTTTAACTTTATGAAGTTAAATGCTAATTTATTTAAGAATATTAAATTTATTAAGAAAAGGAAGGCTAAGAGAAATGGCAAATGCTGAAATCTCGAATCAGGAAATAATAATAACGTTGCCTGTGGAAAAGGTTTATCCAGGAATAAAAGAAAAATTGGAAGAATATTTAAATCATTTTTCAATAAAAGTTATTCCTGTAAAAAAGTTGTCACGGGCGCAAAATGGGCTTATACACGTGTTATTAAAGCAGTTTGGAGATGAGATCGGATATACCTTGATAGAGATTAAGGAACTGATGAAAGAGCAGTTTGCAATAGCGACAGATAGACTGGACTTTTCCACAGCAAAATGCGATATGGAAACAGCAAATGATTTTATATCGTTTATCATAGAACAAGCGTTAGAACTTGGAATAAATTTATATATTTTAGGCAAATACGATAAAAGGTATAAACACATATTGGAAATCGACAATATAACACAAAGATATGTGATCGCCTGTTTAAGAAAAAGAGTTTGCTGTATTTGTGGAAAAGAGCATAACGAGTACAATACAATCGAGCTACATCATTGGAACTCGGTGGCAAGCATAGGCGGATATGAAAACTGTGATGGATTAAAAACACCGTTTATGAGCTTATGTGCCAAGCATCATCAGGAATTCCACGCAACAGGCAAGGAAACGTTTAAGAATAAATACTATATTGAAGGGGTGTGGTTAAATGTGGAACTCGTAAAGGAATTGAAAAAGATTTATAAAAATCATTTTAAGGCATTTAAGGAGGAGATATGATAAAAATATATTTATTAGTCGCAACAATTTTTCTAGAAATTTTATTTATACGATTTGAATTGGATGAACTACAAAATTGGTACAAAGCAGTCGAGGATCAAATGTTTGAAGATTTCAGTACTAGAGAAAATCAAAGAAAATACGCAAGAAAAAAAGCAGCAAAAAATATATTCAAAATATTGATTGTGGGTTTGCTAGTGTTATTCGGAATTTCGTTTTTGAAATAGTTCAGTTGCAGAAAGTCGTTTTGGCTGTAACAATAGTTTGAAATGTAGTGTTTATAAGAAAAAATGGCAGTCGCAAAAAGTCATTTTTATTAGAAATATGAATTTTTATAAAACCATTTTGTTGAAGTCAACAAAAAGCATATTGCTGATGTCAGCAAAATGGTATTAAGAACGTTTGGATGATGTCGGGAAAACGATAGAAATTAGGAGGAAATATGAAAAACAAGGATAGAATGCAATTCAATTTAAAAAACTGGAGAAAATCAAATTGGAGTTTATGGAGCAAGGAACATGAAAATAAAGCGAGTTTTGAAAAAATATTGAATAAAGACAAGTATAAAAAGAAATAGGAGAAATCAAAATGGGAAAAATATTATTAGGAATTGCAATATTAGGATTGTTAGGAAGTTGTGCAAGATGGGAAGATACTCAAAAAGATTGGGAGAGTGATACGAAAGGGCTAAAAAGGACAGTACAAATTTATACTCTTGACGGAAAATTGTTAAAGGAATACAAAGGGCTGATAAGGGTAAGAGATTCGGATGAGAGCGGAAGAATATCATTAAACTTAATAAGCGAAAACAATCGCAGAGTTACAATTGATAATGCGATTGTAATAACAGAGGAGGATTAAATGCTAGAAATAATAATGAGAATTTTAAGTGCAGCAGTTACAATATTTTTAGTTTTCTTTTTAGTTAGTTATCTGTATGCTTTAGTTGAAGATGTAAAGGAGAAATTAAGAGGAATAACTAAAATTAATTATACGCCTTATAATGTGATGTATTTTTTAGTTTTTTGGTTTTTAAATATTCTGCTGATTTACGCAATAATAAATTTGATTGTATTTTTTGCAATTAGAGTGTAAAATGGTATAATTAATCATATTTAAAAAAGGAGACAAAAATGGAAAAGAAATTTAAAGTTGTTGAAACACTTTTTCGATGTGGCAAGTGCGGGAACTATATTAAAGCAATAAGACAATACAATGGCATGAAAATTGTTGATGACGGATGTTTAGAATTTAGAATTTTTAAAAAGAAAATGCCTGACTATGAGTACTTTTTTTGTTGTGAAGAGTGCAAAATAGAAAGCGATTCTTTGGGAGCTTTTAGAAAAAATATTCCATCTAAAGAACGGGCAGACTTCTGGTTTGTTAAAGGATACAAAGAACAAAAGACTAAACAAATGATAGAAAACACTCTAGACAATACAAGATCATATATAGAAAAAGCAAAAAAGGAACACAAAAACTATGGTGGAGTTCTTAATTATGGTCGATTAGGAAATTATTATTCAAAACATAAAAGCGTTGAAAAAGGTTTGGGTGAATTACAAAACGAAATAACTAAAGCAATTAAATTATTTAAAAAGGGCGAAAATATAGAAGAGCTATTAGATTTTATTGGATTTTTATCAAATAATACTTTAAATAATCATAAAGTTTATATGTCGTATTTTATGCAAGCACGATTTCAATTTGAACGAGGAGCAAGTAATATAGTCTATCATAATTTGAAACATGTGAAAAGTTGTTTGAAAGGCATAAAGGAAGTAATGGAAAAATCAAAAAAAATTATTGTTTAAAATTTTAAATTTTTTCAAGAAAAAACAGAGCTCGAACACTTGAAAAAACTGATAAAATAAGGTATAATAAAGGAGTGATAAAATGCTTAGTAAAGAGCAGATAAGTCAAATTGAAAATGATAAAAATATTTTTTTTTGCGTTGTAGAACTACTCAAAGTGATTTCGATGAAAGGAGAAGTCAAAGTGACTTTTAAATTCAAAGATAAGAAATTGAAAGGGAGAGAATTATGGCGTGATACAATAGAATAAAGACAAGAGCAAAAAGTTTGTGAGTCGATTTATATATAGATTGAAACAGTCTATTTATAAGTCGGCTCTTTTTTTGTCTAAAAATCAAAGAAAGGGATAACAAATGTTGATTATATTATCGATCGCAAGTTTTATTATTAATATAGCAGTAATATTAATACTATTTCAAATTATTTGTTATGGGACAAAAAAATACATAAAAGAAAGAATCAAAAGAAATTTGGGACTCTTAGACAAATTAGAAGAGATTGAAAAAGATATAGACAACAAGATAGATGGATTAAAGATAATGATATATGATAGATATCTTGACAGGTGTAGAGAAGGAATGAAGAAACAGAGAGAAGAAGACAAAGGATTAAGAGACAAATTAGTAGAAGTGGAGAGCAAATACTCGAAATAGTGAGTATATAAAGTAAATATTAAAACGGAAACAAAGAAAAAATAAAATTTTAATTAAAAAGGTACTTCTGAGAGTTCAAAAAAGAGTGAACGGGTTCGAAGCCCCAGGAAAAATATGTATGATGGCTTTTTTAAGTTTTGTTTCCGTTCCGAAATGGAGGTGTTATGTTAGTAAAAGAGAATCAGATAATAAAGGCAAACGAGTTAGCAAAATTGCTAGGTATAACAGATAGACACCTCCGCAATTTAGCTAGTGAGGGAATAATAAAAAAAACGGAAAAAGGCAAGTATCTATTTTGGGAAAATGTACTTGGATATATTGGGTATATTGAATCTAAAAATGATGTGGATTTGAATTTGAAAGATGAAAAGATTAAGGAAGAGATAAAACGAATAAAAAAAGATGTTGAACTAAAAGACTTAAAAATCAAAGAAACTAAAAATCAATTACATTTAGCATCTATTGTTGAAAAAGTGATGACTGATATGCTCATGAACATAAAAGGGAAACTGCTTTCTATATCTAGTAAAGTAGCACCAGCAGTAATTGCGGCAGATAATCTTGGCGAAATTCAAGATGTCATTCAGGATGAAATATTCGAGGTTTTAGAAGAACTTAGTGAATATGATCCCGATATGTTTAAAAATAATAAAATTTTTATAGAAAACGAGGAAGATATGGAAGTGAAAGCTGAAAGTGAAAAGAGAACTAGAGGAAGACCTAAAAAGAACAGTTAAATTATTCAAAAAAATTGCTTTAGCTTTAAAACCGCCTCCAAAATTAACCATTGATACTTGGGCGGATATGTATAGAGTTTTATCAACTAAAAGTTCGGCAATTCCAGGAAAATGGAAAACTGATAGAGTACCATTCCAAAGAGAAGTAATGAGGGCGATCTCTGACAAGAATACAGAAAAAGTTGTGATGATGTATGGCGCTCAGTTATCGAAAACAGAAATTCTGATGAATACTGTCGGATATTTCATGGATTATGAGCCATCTCCTATTATGTTCTTAATGCCTACAAAAGACATGGCGGCTGATTTTTCAACAACAAGACTTAATGACATGATTCAATCGACCCCACAACTTAGGAGTAAAGTTATTGAAAGTTCCGATGCTAGAGATACGAAAAGACAAAAAGAATTTTCGGGAGGGTACATCGTTTTAACTGGGAGTAATTCAGCTTCAGAATTAGCAAGTAGACCAATCAGAGTTTTATTAGCAGATGAAATTGACCGTTTCCCTCGGAGCGCTAAAAAAGATGGAGACCCACTGAATTTAGCGATTGAAAGGGTGAAAACTTGGGCAAACAGCAAAATAGTTTTAACAAGTACACCAACGATTAAGGGCGGAAGTAGAATAGAACTCGAGTATGAAAACAGTTCTAAAGATGAATACTATATTCCATGCCCAAAATGTGGAGAAATGCAAACTTTAAAATGGGGAAATATTATTTTTGAAGATGTGTCACATAAATGTGAGAAATGTATGGAAACTTCAACAGAGTACGAGTGGAAGCGAAACCTTATTAAAGGCGAATGGAGAAGTACCAATCCTGATGTAGACCCACATATTTCAAGAGGGTTTCATGTATCAGAGTTATATAGTCCATTTACCAAATGGGCTAGCATGATTCGCAAATTTAGAGCAGCAAAAGGCGATGAACAGCTTATGAAAGTATTCGTAAATACAGCTCTTGGGGAATGTTGGGAAGAAAAAGTTGAAAGATTTGATTTTGAAAAAATACAAGCGAGAGCTGAGGATTATGGAGAATATATAAACGAAGAAGATGGTACGATAAATGATATTGAAATACCTGATAAAGTTACTGTATTAACTGCTGGAGTGGATGTTCAAGACAATAGGCTTGAAGTTGAAATTGTTGGATGGGGACCAGGAGAAGAAAGCTGGGGGATTTATTATAAAGTGATTATGGGAAACCCTGCGTTGCCGTATGTGTGGAATACGTTGGATGAATTTCTTATGAGAGATTTTGAATATCAGAATGGAGAGAAAATAAGAGTTGCTTGTACTTGCATTGATACAGGTGGACATCATACTGATGATGTTTACAGGTATGTAAAAGCAAGAGAACAGTTGAATATTTTTGGAATAAAAGGAAGTGGAGAAGCTGGAAGACCTCTTATTTCACGACCTAGCAAAAATAATAAAGGTGGAATTTCCTTGTTTGTCTTGGGAGTTAATACTGGAAAGGATACTATAATGAGTAATCTTAAAGTAACAGAACCAGGAGCTAAGTATATGCACTATCCAAACGACCATAAACGTGGATATGATGAAGTTTATTTCAAGGGACTTACTTCTGAAATAAAAGTTGTTACATTTAGCAAAGGGCAAGCTAAAATCGAGTGGAAAACAATTGGAGATAAAAGAAATGAACCTTTGGACATTCGGAATTATGCACAAGCAGCACTAAGAATAGCGAATCCTAACTTAAATATACGGTATTCAACGGATGTACTTAATAATTTTAGGACACAACAAAGAAATAGCGGTAGACGAATAATTCGTAGCGGAATATAGGGAGGTAAAAATGTATAGTGTAGAGACTTGCAAAGAAATGATAAATTCATATATTGAGGCTGAAAAGTCTGTATTGTTGGGACAGAGCTATAAAATTGGAAGCAGAGAATTGACTAGGGCAGACTTAACCGAAATTATAAAAGCTAGACAATTATGGGAGCATAATTTAACACTTGCACAAAACAGCGGACGGCGTACACAGTCTGTACAGGTTATAATAAGAGATTTGTAATAGTTAGGAGGTGAAAATGATTGAATTTATTTGATAAGGCAGTAGGAGTATTTAATCCAGAAAAAGCATTAAAGATGGCTGGAGCAAGAGAAAGGCTAAAGCTGTTTAACCAAAATCAAAAAATAATGAATAAAGGTTATGGAGAACATGGGGCGAGTACCCGTAAAAAATCTTTGAGAGGATGGTTTGCTTCTCTCGGTGGAGTAAAGAACGACATTTATAACTACCGTGAAAAACTCGTGGCACGTTCCAGAGATTTGTATATGGGAGCACCTCTAGCTAATGGAGCTTTGAATACAATGAAAATGAATGCTGTTGGTTCAGGATTAAAATTAAAATCAAGTATTGATTCAGATATTGTAAACTTATCCGAAGATGAGATAGAAACGTTAGAAACTAAAATTGAAAAAGAATTTAATTTGTGGAGTAATTCTAAAATAGATCAAACAGGTTTACTTAACTTTTATGAAATTCAAGATTTAGTTTTCTTAACAACATTGTTAAATGGAGAATGTTTTGTTCATTTGAATTATTTTGAAACCCAAGAAAATCCATATAGCTTGAAATTATCTATAATTGAACCTGACAGGGTGAATACTCCGAGCAACAAAACGAGCGATACTTCTATTGTCCAGGGAGTACAATTAGACAAAAATGGACGTATTAATGGTTATTATATTCAAGAGCATAATCCGAATGATGAAATCAGAGGCACGAATCAGTATAAATATGTAAAAATGTATGGAAGTGAAAATCAGTTAAATATAATTCATTTAACAACTGCGGAGCGTCCAGGACAGGTAAGGGGTGTACCGATATTAGCTCCTGTAATGGAAAGCTTGAAACAGCTCGATAGATACACAAATGCAGAATTAACAAGTGCAATCATCAGCAGTATGTTTACAATTTTTATTGAATCGGCTGATATACCTCAAACAAATCCAGGGGATTTATCGAACGTCGGACAAAAAGATGCCATAGCAAACGAAGAATCTGGAACGCTGGAGCTTTCAAGCGGGGCAATAGTATCTCTTAACAAAGGCGAAAAAGCGACATCAGTAAATCCGGCAAGACCTAATGCACAATTTGACCCATTTATGACAGCTATAATACGGCAAATTGGAAGCAGCTTGGGCATTCCTTATGAACTTATGATAATGCACTTTACAAGCAGTTATTCGGCGAGTAGAGCAGCTTTATTAGAAGCGTGGAAGACTTTTAGAAAAAAGCGTGAATGGTTTGCAAAAAATTTTTGTCAACTTATTTATGAAGAGTGGCTAAGAGAGGCTGTTTTGCTTGGAAGAATAGAAATAAAAGATTTTGAAAATGACATTTTGATTAGAAAAGCATACAGTAATGCAATTTGGAGTGGAACTTCACAAGGACAGTTAGATCCTATAAAAGAGGTTAATGCGGCAATTTTGAGAATAAATGCTGGATTATCCACAAGAAGCCGTGAAACTATCGAATTAAATGGAGGAGATTTTGAGCAAAATATAAAAATACTGGCAAAAGAACAAAAAATAGCAAATGAGAAAGGAGTGATTTTGGATGGGACAATCTATACCGAACCACCAAACGATGAACCAGGGGAATAAAACTATATGGAATTTAGTCAAAAACGATGATAAAAGTGCTGAATTAATGCTTTATGGAGATATAGCCGAGAGTTTTTGGGGCGATACGATAAGCGCTAAAGAAGTAACGGAATATTTGGCTGACTTAGATGTAGAAAATATTGATGTTTATATTAATTCAAACGGCGGAGTAGTTGATACTGCTATTGCAATCAATAACGCTTTGAGAAGACACAAAGCTAAAGTAACTGTAAATATTGACGGTATTGCAGCAAGTGCAGCCACTTTAATCACATGTGCTGGAGATATAGTTAGAATGCCTAAAAATGCTTTGTTTATGATACACAATCCCTCAACAATTGCAATGGGGGATTCAGAAGAGATGAGGAAACAGGCAGATGTGCTTGAGAAATACAAAAATTCAATAACAGAAACCTATTTGCAAAAGGTTAATATTGATAAAGAGAAATTATCAGAATTAATGGACAACGAAACTTGGTTAAACGCCGAAGAAGCATTGGAATATGGATTTATTGACGAAATAACTGAAAATGCAGATATTCAAGTAGTTGAAAATAAGGTAATTTCTAATAACATGGTATTTAATATGGCGGAGTTTAAAAACTTTAATGTTGATAAAAATAAAAAAAATAATGGAAAAGGAAGTGGAAAAATGACAAAAGATGAAATAAAAGCACAATTTCCTGACATTTATGCCGAAATTGTAAATGAAGGAAAAGAAATCGGAGTAAAGGAAGAAAGAACAAGGATACAGGAAATTGAGAATTTAGGATATAACCACGAAGTAGTTGATAAAGCTAAATTTGAAGATCCTAAAAATGCTAGAGATTTAGCATTGGAAATTGTAAGTTTAATGAAACAGGAAAATCAAAATAAACTTAACAGAATACAAGATGAAGGGAAACCACTTAACAATACGCCAAAAGGTAATGATGATGGGATTAATGATGAGCAAAAAGCAGCAAATAAAATTTTAGCATTTTTTAAGAAAGGTGGTAAATAAATATGAAATATGATTATACAAATGAGTCAGATCATTTGATTGTTGGCAAAAAAGAGCTAGTTGTAGCGGAGCTTATTTTACAGATTGGAAAAACTGTAAAAAGAGGGGATATTGTGGATAAAGATGGTGCAATAATAACTGATACTGGAAAAGTGTTTGGAATTGTTACAGGAGATGTCGATGCAACTGGAGTTACTACGAAAACAACTGTTTATACTGAAGGAGAATTTAATATTGAAAAAGTAAACTTCGGTACAGCAACAAAAGAAAAAGTAATTGAGTTATGCAGCGACAGAAATATTTATTTAAGAACATTAGGAGGCAAGGAATAACAATGAGCATGAATTTAGATTTGAGTTTAAGAACATTATTTTTAGTAACAGAGGCAATGCCGAGACCAAGAACATTTTTATTTGATACATTTTTTGGAAATAGAGAAAATTTAGATACTGAAACAGTAACTATTGAATTTGAAAATGGTAGAAGATTGATGGCTCCATTTGTCGATAGATATGTTGATGGAGAGGAAATGCCAAAAGATACATTTTCAGGAAGAACATTCAAACCTTATGCGATCGCTCCTAAAAAGACGTTTCATGCAGATGAGTTGACTTTCGAAAGATTACCAGGAGAAAATCCGTTTTCACAAAGTGATCCTGATACAAAAAGGCAGAAAAAAATTGCCAAAACTTTACAGGAACAAAGCAAACAGATTGCAAGACGTTGGGAAGCGATGGCAGCTGAGACATTATATAAATTACAAACAACAATTGACGGAGAAGGAATATCAGACATAATCAAATATTATGATAACTCTTCTACGGAACATCATACAACCGTTGCTTCAACTTGGGACAATGCTAATTCTGACCCAATTAAAGATATAAAGGCTGTATTAAGTGAAATTAATAAAGCTGGAGGAACTAGACCAGAAGTAATAATTCTTGATCCGTTGGCAGCGGAATTATTTATTAATAATAAAGCTGTACAAAATATGATGAATCTTAGAAATGCTTTTTTTGGGGGCATAAGACCTGAAGTTGAGGGTGTAAATGGTGCGAGTTATATTGGTACATTGACTGGATTAGGAATTGATGTTTTTGAATATCAGGAATATTACGATTATGTGGATAAAACTACAAAACAAACTAAAACAAAAGCAATTATTCCAGACTATACAGCTTTATTTGCACCGAAAGGCAACTTAGTAAAATTTGGAGCTGTAAGTACAATTAATGATGGACTTTTGGAAGGGGATTTGATTCCTAGAACTCACACAAAGGAAGAAAACGATACTATCACAATCCGTACAATGTCAAAACCAGTAACAATTCCTTTGAACACAAAATCATTGAAAGTTCTAAAAGTTAAGTAGGTGATGATTGATGGCAGCGTATATAGTTAAAGAATCGTTTATTTATGGTGGGAAAATACAAAATATCGGGGAAGAAGTTCAAATACTGGAAAAAGATGTGATTGAAAATTGTATCGATAGAGGATTGATAGAGAAAAAAGACAATAAAAAAGCAGACACAAATGACATTCCCGGAGAAACGGGAGTGTCAGATTCTGAATCTAAATCAGATAAAAATAAGAAAAAGTAGGCAAAAAGAATGAATTTTAAAGATATTTTAGAAAATGATATACAAAATACATTTTTAAATTCAGAAGAATTTGGAGAAACACATAATTTAAATGGTATTGATGTTATTTGTGTGACAGATGAGGACAGTTTTCAAGAAAAGGAAATTAGTAGGAAATTAACAATAGAAAGTGGATTTTACAAGGAAGGGATTACAGTGTTTATTGACAAAAAATATTTGAAGTATAAGCCTGAAGGCAATATGAGGATAGATTTTGACAATAAAGAATGGATAGTTGCAAACTGTAAAGAGAACTTTGGTATGTATGAACTTGATTTGTATAGATACACGGATTATTAGGAGTTGATTTAGATGTTTACGATTCAATTTGATGAAAGTGTCCTTAGTGACATAGAGAATAAATTTGTTGAGTTTCCACAACAAGCTCCAAGGGCTTTGGCAAGTGCTTTGAATAGGGTTTCAACTATGAGTAAAACTCGTATGGTTAGAAATGCAACTAAGACCTATATGGTTAAATATGGGGATTTATTAAGCGGATTGACTATGAAAAGAGCTAATCCTGGTAAGCTTATGGCTGAAATCAATTCTAATGGAGGTTATTTGGGATTAGACCATTTCCAATTGAATCCGAGTACAAGAACAGGCAGAACATCGGTAACGGCTACAGTAAAGAATGGCAACGGGATAATGCTTAATGATAAAACATTTATAGCATATAAAGACGGTCATTTAGGGGCATTTGAAAGAGAAGGAAGTGGACGATTGCCAATCAAAAGAAAATATGGACCGTCTGCTCCGCAAATGTTAGGACCTACAACGTGGTTACCGGATCTTGATGAATTTATGTCTCAAAAATTAAATGAAAGGTTTGAACATGAGTTGAATAGGCTCTTGTCAATGTAATTTATGAGTATCAAAGTTATTGAAAAAAGTTTGTATGACTTTTTATGTGAAGAATTTAAAGATACTGATTATCAGATATTCCGAGGGGCGTTGCCAGTTAGGAGATACGGTGAAATTGACAAAAATACAGGACAGAAAAAGCCGTTTTTCCCTTGTGTGACATTAAGGGCTTTGAGTTCTAGGCAAGTCACAGAAGGAATGGATAGTTATGATTGTGACGCTACTTTTGAAATAATAGTTGGTACTAAAAATGAAGATTATATTGATAATCTTTACAAAGGTGAAGAGATTAGAAGTAAACTTTTAACTAAAGTTTATGATGAAAGAGGATGGGCAATACGGGAAGATAAAGAATTTAAGTGTGATTTATATAGTGATGAGTTTGGAGATTTTATATTTTCAAGAATTACATTTACAGTTTGGGATTATCCTGTTGAGCCTAAAGTTTTAAAGGAGGAATAATGGAAGATAAAAAGCAATATATTTATTTAGGAGATACGCTTGAATTTAAAGACATTAGATTTACTAAAGGTGTTATTTATTACAGCAATGAAGTGATTGAAGAAAAATTTGAGAAGTATCCGCTTTTGAAAAGAACTTTAGTGGATGTTAATCGAGCTAGTGAAGCATTGCAAAATGAAAAATTGCTTGAAACGGTAACACAGCAAATTAAAGACCAAATAAGGGAGGAGGCTGAATAATGGGTTATAAACATGGAACTTATCAAACCGAGGATTCAAGCGACATTTCACTACCGATAGTGCTTGATTATGGATATTTTATTGTAGGAACTGCGCCAATCAACAAAGTAAAAAGAGAAAACAGAAGAGTGAATGAGATTGTAAGATTAGGAACTTATAAAGAAGCTATTCAGTATTTTGGAGACACTTACGACTTGGATTTTTCGATTTCACAAGCGATAAAAGTGTTTTTTGAACTATATAAAGTAGCGCCGCTTTATGTTGTGAATATCTTGGATCTTGAAAAACATAAAACAGTTAAAAAAACTCAAAATGATTTGAGTTTAACAAATGGTAAAGTTGTTATTCCAAATCACAAATTGATAACAGATACATTAGTAGTTAAAGAAAATGCAACATCACAAGTTATTTCAGATGCTATAACGATGTGGACAGATGAAGGACTCGAAATATATGCTAAACCATCGAATGGAACTAAGATTGATATTGAATATGAAGAAATTGACTTGTCAAAAGTAACGAAAGCTCAGGCTTTAGGTGGATATGATATTTCAACAATGAAAAGAGCAGGATTAGAGTTATTAGATGAAGTTTACTTGAAATATTCAGAATTACCAGCTTTCATTGATATTCCTGATTTTTCAAGCGATAGTGAAGTTGCTGCGATTATGCAAACAAAAGCTAAAAATATAAACGGGAATATGTTTGAAGCAGTTGCATTGATTAATGCACCGATCGACAAGCCTTATGACCAAATTCCTAAATGGAAAGATGATAATAACATTAACGGAAATGACCAAATCGTATTGTACGGAACATTAGGATTGGCTGGTAAAAAATATATTCAGTCTGTTCAGTATGCCGCTTTGTCGTTGTTAGTAGATAACGAGAAGAGCGGTGCACCTTCGCAGGTGCCGTCTAATTTTGCATATAAGTGTGATAGTTTATATTGGAAAAATTCAAATGGAAAATTAGAGGAAATAATTTTAGACAAAGAGCAACAGGCTAACTTTTTAAATAAAAATGGAGTAGTTACAGCTATCAATTTCAAAGGTTGGCGTTGTTGGGGGTCTGAAACTGCACTTAATCCAATGGCAACAGATCCGAAGGACAAATTTATAAACACTCGTAGAATGTTTAAATATGTCGGGAACGAACTAGTTATAAGTCTTTTTGATAAAGTGGATAAAACATTCTCTAAAAAATTAGCTGAAACAGTAACGAAATCAATGAATATTAGATTGAATGCTATTGTGGCTAGAAATGATTTGTTAAGTGCAAGTGCAACTTTATCAAGCGAGGATAACGACGCTATTAATGTTATGAATGGTGATATAACTTGGGTTATAAAGCTAGGAGTAATTCCAGGTATGAAATCGGCAACATTTAAGAAAAAATATGATGTAGACGCATTAACTGAGTTTGCAAACAGTTTAGGAAAATAGGAGGATAAAGAATGGCTAAAAAGAAACTGCCTTTGGGAATCGTTGACGCTGACCTTTATGTTAATGGTTCAAACGCATTAGAAGGAGTTGGAGTAGTAGAACTTCCAAATGTGGAATCAGCGACAATAACAACAGAACAATTTGGTATGGCTGCAGAATTTGAAGCTCCGTTAATTGGACATTATAAAAAAATGTCAGCTAAGGTAAAAATGGATAGTATGAATGATACATTATTAAATTTTAATAATAATGATTCAATCACATTAGAGTGTTTGGGAGCTTTACAAGAATTAGATAGAATGTCACACTCGCCAAAAATAACTGGTGCAGATGCAACATTGAAAGGATTTATCACAAAATTTGATGGTCCAAAAGTTGAAAACGGTAAGAAATTTGAAGGTTCGTTTGATTTGAGTATAACTTATTACAAATTAATGATAAATGGTAAAACAATCATTGAAATTGATGTATTGAACGGAATTTCAAATGTAAATGGAAGTTTGAATAATATCATAAGACAATTATTAGGACATATTTAGGAGGAATAGAATGATTATAAAATTAACAAAAGAATATGATTTAGGAAGTAAAAAATACAAAGAAATAGATTTGAAATTAGATAATTTAACAGGGGCAGATTTATTGGAATGTGGAAAAGATTATAAGTCGAGAATGAAATCTAATGCTGAAAACTTTAAAGATTTTGATGACGCTTGGGCTTTGACTGTAGCTGAAAGGGCATCAGGTATTAAATATGGACATTTAATGACTTTAGGTGCTGAAGACTTTTTGAAAGTGATAAACCAAACTAAGAATTTTTTAGTAAAAGGTTGGGGAACGGACGAAGACAAGGACGAGAAAACTCCAACGGCGGGAGCATAACAGATGACTTTTTAGACTTGATTACAGATTTATTGAGCGGACTTAACTATTTTAAAATGAATATTAGTTATGAAACACTTATGAAATGCACGTTCGATGAACTGGATTACTGGATAGCAAGGGCTAATAAGTTGATTGAGGATGAAAAGGCAAGGCAAGAAGAGAGTGAATAAAAAAAGGGGGTTAGTCATCCCCACTAATGAAAACTGATAAAAATTTAAATAGAACTACGATAAGAGCTATAACTGTGATTACAGGACTTATAGCAAACATAAATGATATAAATATAAATAAGAAAAATAATGATGGAATAGATACAATTAGACCAAATGATATTATTAAAGTTATTTCTAGCGGAGTATATTTTTTATCTGATTTATTAATTTTCATAAAAATCACCTCTTTGATTTATTTTATATATTATACCATATTTAAGAGAAAAGGAGGAATATTGTGGCAAAAAATTTAGAACTGAACATAGTTCTGGGTGCGGCAGTAGCTGGTGCTATTAGCGGAATGAGTCAAGTTGCAAATGCTTTAAAAAATACGACAAAATCTGTCAAAGAATTTGAAAAAGAAATCAAAAGCATGGAAAAAGCACAAAAAGCTTTTCAAAATATGGACAAGGCTCGTGATGGATTAAATAAAATTAATTCGGAGTATAAAAAAGCTGCTGAACATTTGCAAAAATTGAAAGCCGAATACGAAAGAACTGGAAGTAGTAATAAACAACTGGCTAAGGAAATAGAACAGGCAGAAAAAAATGTTGGAAAACTGAACAAACAAAAAGAACGACAGCAACATGTGTTTGAAGCCGCAAGAAGTAAGATAGAAGCGGAAGGCGCTAGTCTATCTAATTATAGAAGCAAAGTTCAGGAAGTAGAAAAAGAAATTGAAAAAATGAATAAACTGAAAGAAGCTCAAAAAAGATATGATAGCAGGCAAGAATCTATTGGGAGAATGAAAGACTTCGGGGATAAACAAATAGCGCAGGGTATGGGAGTGGCTGGAGCTTTGGCTGTTCCTGTTAAACTGGCAGTTGATCTAGAAAATGCTCAAGCAGACTTAAAAAAAGTTGCTGATTTTAGTTCCAAAAAAATGGAAGATGGATTTTACAAAGCAATGAGAAACTTTAGCGAAAACAGTCCGTTGTCACAAGTAGAATTATTTCAAATTGCAGGAGCAGGAGCTCAGGCAGGAATAAAAACAGGCGAATTAGAAAGATATACCAAAGACGCTGCTAAAATTAAAGTTGCATTTGACATGAATACTGAAGCAGCTGGGAACTTTTTAGCAAAAACTAGAGCACAACTTAACTTAGATCAAAATGGAGTAATGGAATATGCTAATGTAATCAACTATTTGGCGAACAATGTAGCAGCAACAGCTCCAGAAATTGCTGATATTTCAAGCAGAGTTGCTGGGTTAGGTGGAATGGCTGGTATTTCCAAAGAAGGAGTTGCAGCATTAGGAGCAAGTTTAGTATCGGTTGGAGTGCCTTCGGAAGTTGCAGCAACTGGATTAAAAAACATCTCATTAGGATTAATGGCTGGAGCATCGGCAACAAAAAAACAATCAGCAGCTTTTAAATCGTTAGGATTAGATGCAGAAGATGTGGCAAAAAGAATGACAAAAGATGGAGAAGGTACATTAATTGATGTTTTCCAAAGAATAAAGAAACTTCCAAAGGATGTACAGGCGGCGACACTTAAAAATTTATTTGGTAAAGAATCTATTCAATCTGCATCGGAATTGGCAAAACATATAGATGAAGTTAGTAAAAATATGAAAAATGCACACGATAAATCTAAAACTAATGGTAGTGTTGATGCGGAATACAATCAAAGGTTAAAGACAATGGGAAATGCTTTTTCAACTTTAAAAAATAGAGTTGTAAACATGGGTGTAGATTTAGGTTCGGCATTAGGACCAAGTTTAGTTCAAGTTGCAAATTCGATTGGTCCACTTATTACTAAATTTTCTCAGTTAATACAAAAACATCCACAATTAACTGCAAATATTCTAAAAGCTGTAGCTGGATTCGCAGCATTTAAAATAGGGCTTGGAGGATTGGCAAAAGGATTTGCACCAGTTTTTAGTGGAATATCAAAAGGAATGCTGATATTTGACAAGTTTAAAACGGCTGGAAGTTTTGCAGAAGGATTTAAAACAGCATTTCCAACAATTTCTAAAATTGGTAGTGGGCTAAAGAAATTAGGTCAATCTGGTTTAAAAGTAGGAAAAGTACTTGGAAAAGGATTAGTAAAAGGAGTGCAAGCAACAGGAAAAGTCGCGAAAATAGCAGGTAGCGGAATAGTCAAAGGTGCTAAATTTGTTGGAAGTGGTGCTATAAAAGGCGCAAAAGCAATCGGCTCAGGAGCAAAGGCTGTTGGTGGTATGGCAGTTCAAGCGGCAGCTAAGGGAATGCAACTTTTAGCAACAGGAGCGCAGAAAGCTATTGGAGCAGTAAGAGCTGTTGGAGTGGCTCTGAAAGTTGCTTTTATGGCTAATCCAGTTGGATTTATTATAGCAGCGATAGTTGCCGTCATCGTGATTTTAGTTGTTCTTTATAACAAATGTTCGTGGTTTAGAAATATGGTAAATGCGGTATTTAAAGCACTAGGTTCAGCAATCAAGGCAGTTTGGAACGGAATAAAGGCTGCTGCTATGGCAGTTTGGAATGCGATAGTTTCTTTTATAAGAAGCAGGGTTGAAGCACAGAAAGCACAAATGAGAACAATAGTAAATGTTGCAAGAAGCGTTTGGAACGCCATTAAGGCGGTGGCAGTAGCAGTTTGGAATGCTATAAAATCGGCTGCAACAGCATTATGGAATGGTTTGAAATCTGGAATAACAGCGGTAGGTTCATTTTTTAAATCAACCTGGGAAGGTATAAAAGGAGCTGCAATTGCTGTGTGGAATGGTATTAAATCAGCATTCGATGCAGTTGTTGGCGGATTAAAAAGTGCAATTAGCGGCGTTGTAAGTTTTTTTACAGATAAATGGAACGGATTGAAAAATATGGTTTCAAAAGGACTTGGAGCAGTTGGAGGACTTTTAGGATTTGGGAAAAATGCAGCAGGAACTAACTACTGGAGTGGAGGACTTACAACAGTAGCAGAACGTGGAGCTGAATTAATTCAAATACCTGGTAAACCAGCCTTTTTAGCAGAACGCGAAATGTTATTGAATTTACCTCGTGGTACTCAAATCTTGAATAATCGTGAAACTAGAAATAGTTTTAGAGATAAGATTAGTGGACTAAAAGAGCGAATGTCAGGACTTAGAAGCAATGAAGGTTCAACTGGCGGAGATGTTATCAACATTAGCATAACAGTGAATGGGAATGCTGATACTAGTGCAATTGAGAAAGCGGTAATGAGAGCATTGGCGAAAGCTAAAAATAAAAAAGAAAGGACGGCATTTGCATAATGGCGAAAGTAAAAGTGTATAAAACAGTTTCGGGCGACACTTGGGACTTGATAGCTTACAGAGTTTACGGAAGTGAAGGATATTATCATGATCTTATTAGAAGTAATTTAGCTTTAATCGACATCGCTGTTTTTGACGCAAATGTTCCAATTATCATTCCTGAAATTGCTGAAGAAAGTGATAATGATACAAGTTTACCGCCGTGGAAGAGAGGTGAATAGGAATGGCTTTTGCTAGAAATATTAGGGTTATAATTATATTTAATAAAGTTGATATTTCTGATGAGATAGCACATTCTATTTCGTCTCTTAACTACACGGACAATTCCAAAAATGCTATAGATGATCTAGAAATAGAACTAGAAAATCTGGATTATAGATGGCTTAAAGAGTGGTATCCTGACGAGAATGCTCAACTACTTGTTGGGATTCACGAAGAGCTGGAAAATGAAACTAATTTTTTGGATTTGGGAACTTTTTATGTGGATGAGCCGACTTTTGAAGACCATAAACTTACTTTAAAGTGCTTGGCTTTGCCACTTGATCAGAATATTAGAGACCAGAAAAATAGTGTCGCTTGGGAGAGTATAACTTTGAAAGAGCTTGTTACACGGATTGCAAATAAACACGAAATGAATGCAGAGATTTATGCGGAGAACGTATTTTTTGAGAGATTAGACCAAAATCAGGAAACGGATTTAGCCTTTATTAACCGAGTTGTGAAAGAAATCGGATTAAATATGAAAGTATCTGATGACAAGATAATTATTTTTGATGATGAAGAAATGGAAAAGAATGATACTATTGAAGTTTTCAACATTAAAGATTATCGGATTAGAAGTTTCAGCTTAAAAAAGAAAAATAAAGAGATTTACGATAAAGTCGAAGTTTCGTATTATGATCCTGACAAGAAAAAGGTTGTTAAGGAAATCATTACAAAAGAAGAACTTGACAAGCGTAATCAAGTTACAACTGAAGAAAAAGAATCTAAAAGTAAAGACAGTAAGAAAACTAACAAGAAAAGCCAGAAAAAGGCTAGTAAAAAGCCAATTAAAAAGATTAAATCTAAGAAAAAATAAGAGGCTAAAATGAAGAAAAGAAAAACAGTCAAAGAATCAAAAGAAAAATTGCAAAAGAAAGCAGAAAATAAAAAAACAAGGACTAAAAGAACTAGAACCTTAAAAGTTAGAACTAGGGGGAAAACAGAACCAAAAAAAGTTGCAAAAAAGACCCTGAAAGATAATCTTAAACAAGAGTATCAAATAACCTTAAATGTTGATGGAAGTACTAAATACTTAGCTGGAGCAATAATTGAGCTTGATGAAAGCTGGGGAAAGTTTGAGGGCAAATATGTAATTGACAAGGTAACGCACGAGATAAGCGGTGATTATACTTGCGAAATTACAGCAATGAAACTTGGAGCGAGAGAAAATGCAGAAAAAAATGCAATTGCCCAAACTAAAGAAGAACAAAGAAAAAAAGAAGCTGAAAAACAAGCTAAAAAGGCTAATAAAAAAGGTGGAAGCGGTAAAAGAACGGGTAAGAAAAGTACTAAGAAGCCAAGAAAAAGAGTAAGAGATAAGAAAAATACTAAAAAATCTAGTAAAAAGAAATAGAGTTTTGTAGGACAATGACAACTAAATATAATAACTGTGATTTGTAATATTTTACTTTACAATGTCAAAAAAACTCTAAATTTTTGTTGCAGTTTTGCTACTTTTAAGATATAATTAATTAAAGAAATTCTTTTAAAAACGAAACACTGGAGGTATAAATGAAAGCTTTGAGTGAAATTGTCGATAAGTTATTGAATATAAATCCGATTTCAGCAATTTCAATAGTATTTACATTTTTAATGATGTGGTTCTGTAAATATTGTATGAGAATGCAGAAAGAAAGCAACGAAAAAGCAATAAAAGAAATAAAGGCTTCTTATAGCGAAGCTTCTAAAATGTTTAAAAGTATTGCAAATAAATATATGAAAGAAACAAAAGATAAAATAAAAACAAAAAATAAGTAGAGAGGTGTTTTGTATGAGAGTTGAAATTTTGATATTTTTAATATTATTTTTGATTCAATTTATTTCTATTTTGAAAATAAAATCTGATTTAAAAAAAGAAGTGTTATATGCAAAAGCAATATTAAAAAGTACTGAAATATTAAAAGAATATACAGAATTATACATCAATAATGAAATTCAAAAATATCCTAATGTATCAGAATTTATTGAAAGAAAGTTTGATACATTAGATACACTTTTAGATGCTAATTCATTTAATGAAATCGGGATTTCCGAAATTCCAAAAGATAAAAAATGGGATAATGAAAAAATCGAAAAAATGTTAAATGAACTAAAAGAAGCTCCTGAAAATATAAAAGGTATTTTTAAACGATTACTGACTACTAATAGTATTATATTTGATAATGCAAAAGTCAAGTTTTTGGGAATTTATATAAGTGGACGATTATTTTTTAGGGTTTCATATATGATGTTTTTGTTAAAAATACTTGTTAAGGTTTGTTTTTCTGGATTAAAAAGGTTTAAAGAAAATAAAGTAAAGCAAGAAATAGATTTTATTGTGAATAATGAAAAAATTGAAATAATGATGTAAAAATAATAAAAATAGAAATCACAGTTATTAATTTAGCTGTGATTTTTTTATGTAAAAAAACAGGACAATGGCAATTGAATAATGACTGTGAAACTAAAATATTTGTTTTCGAGAGAGTATAGAAAATTTTAATTTTTCTTAAAAATAAGGTATAATATAATAAAATTATTTTTAGGAGGAATTTTATGACAATATTTATAATTTTGTTTTCAGTATTATTTTTAGTTTTTATCGTTCAGGTAATAAAATTACTTTTTCTTGCAATCAAGAAAAAAGAGTTATCAAAAGAAGTGAAAAAGACTTTGATTGTATTTTTATGTAGTTTGTTTGCATTTATTTTAGTAGGGATAACAGTACCTGAAAGTACAAAAAATGCAATAAAAAAAGAAGAAGAGTTAAAGAAGAAAGCTAAAGAGGCTAAGGAAGCTGAAAAGAAAGCTGAAAAAGAGAAGAAACGAGCTGAATTGGCTAAGAAAAAAGTAGAAAATAAAACTTCTTTAGAGAGCACTAAACCAAGTAATGAGGTAAGAGTAACCAAAAATAAAGAAAATGGAGATTTTGTGTTGCAAATCATAGTGCCTGAGAATGCTACCGAAGAGGAAATTTCAAGAATTTTGATGGATACAGCAGTGGCAAATAAAAAAAGATTTCAAGAAGATAATATAATGGTTGTTGCTTATAGCGATGAACATTATATGTATAAAAGTTTATTAGGAACACATGGACAAATGAGATTGATAAATGGAGGTACTGATTTTATAAAAATATCACCAAAAGAAAATATAAATGCAGAAGATAAGAAAGATTTTAAAGAATATTTTGACTTATATCAAGGATTTAAAGATTTTGGAGATGATAATGAAACTGCAAGAAAAGAGACACAGACAATGTTATGTGGAAGAAATAAAGAAAGATGTAAAGAAATAATTAAAAAATCTGAAAAATATTTTTTTGACATAAATAATAAATAAAAATTGAAAAAAGTTCTTGACTTTTCGGAACGATTATTATATAATAGTTTCGTTACGAAATAGGAGGAGAACATGGATAAAAGAATTTTAAAAATATCTTTTGGAAAAACAGGTACAGGAAATGTAAATACAAAGTTATCAGTGCCTAAAAAAATATTAGAAGATATGCAAGTAACTCAAGAGGAAAGAGAGGTGGAACTAGAATATAACCAAGATAAAAAAGAAATCATCATAAGGAAAGCAAAATAAAAAGTCCCCTCTCTCGTAACGAAACGAAAAAGAGGACATATAGTATAATGTATCTCGACAATACTATTATACTATATATTCTCTTAAAAAACAAATATTTTAGGAGGAAAATTTTATGAAAAAAATCTCATTTACAGAAGTGGAAGATGTAAAAATTAAATTAGAAAGTGTAAGAAGTCTAATGATAGCTTTGGAATATGGACTATTTGACAGCTTTGAGCCAAAAGAGATATTCAGAGTTGGATACGCTAATTTGGTTGAACAAGTTTATGGTGTACAAAAAGAACTAGACAGAATAATTGGTAAAATGACAAGCCAAGTCCAAAAGGATTCAGAAGAAGAAATTGCATAAAATAGTATAATGGAGGAAAAGGATGAATAAAGAATTAACAGTAATTGAAGAGAGAGAAATTTTAGGAAAAAGATTTAGAGTGTATGGAGATTTTGAAAATCTATTGTTTTTAGCAAAAGATGTAGCAGAATGGATTGATTATGCGAAAACTTCAAACGGAAGTTATGATGTAAGTAAGATGTTGAAAACGATTGACGAAGATGAAAAGCTGATACGAAAAATTTTCGTATCAGGTCAAAACCGTAATATGTGGTTCTTAACGGAAGATGGATTTTATGAAGTCTGTATGCAAAGCACAAAACCTAATGCGAAAATCTTTAAAAAAGAAGTGAAAAAGATTTTGAAGACAATTAGAAAAACAGGAATGTATATGACAGACAATGTATGGGATACAATAACAAGCAATCCTGAAAAATTAGGAGAAGTGTTAATCAATTACGGTAAAGTGAAAAGAGAACTTGAACAGCTGGAAGAAGAAAATCAGATTCAAAAGCAATTAATAGCAGAGTATAAACCGATAAAAGAGTATGTCGATACAATATTATCAAGCGAAGACACAATGACAATAACACAAATTGCAGCCGATTACGGACTTAGTGCTTATGAATTGAATAAAACATTAAATGAACAGAGAATAATAAGAAAAGTCGGCGGACAATGGATATTATATGCAGAACATATGAATAAGGGGTACACAAAAAGCGAAACAATAACGGTAAAAAGGAAAAACGGAACTGAAAAAGTCGTTCCAAATACAAAATGGACACAAAAAGGAAGATTATTCGTTCATAATTTGTTAGAAACGTTAGGAATAAAAGCAAATATGGATAGAGAAAAAGAAGGAGCATAAGATTTAAAAGAAAATCACAGTCATTAATTTGATTGTGATTTTTTTGTTACAAAAAAAATGATAAGGCAGGTGGTTAAATTGATTGAAACATTAAAAGCAGGAGAAGTAAGTGCGATAGATTCAAAAACTGGAAAAGTAAGAGTTTTGTTAAAAGGCGATGATGACAAGACAACGGACTGGCTTAATGTATTAGTTCCTTACTCCGAAAGTCATAGCGATAATTATACACTCAGTTTAGAGCAAACTGTTTATTGCTTATTCTTTTCAGAAATGCCTGAACAAGGAGTTGTGCTTGGTTGTCCTATGCGAGGTGCTTCCAGTAGTGAAAGTGAAGTGAAAAGAACTTTTTCTGATGGGGGTAGTTGGAACTATGATAAAAATACATTGACTTTGAATATTAAAAAAATCGTGATTAATGGAGATTTAGAAGTAAGCGGAACTACAAAAACTGGTGGAAGCATTAATCTTAATACACATAAACACGATGGTGTTACTGCTGGCGGCGATATGACTGGAGGTCCGCAATGATAGGAAGTTTTGGAGATGTAATTTTTGAAGCGTCAGAAGATCAGATTGTATCGCTCAATAATCAAATAAGCAGATCATACAAGGCTAAAATATCGGAACATCAAGCAATTTACGGTCCTGGAATGTTAAGATTCCAAGGTAGAGATTTACTAGAAGTTAGTTTTACAATGACTTTAGTATCATCTTTAATACAGCAGACTACTTTAAAAGAGGAGCTAGATACAATCAAGCAAATGTTTGAACTTGGAGAGTATGCTAATCTAGTTTTTGGCGGTCAAGTATTTGGTGAATACCCTTTTTTGATAACAGAATTATCAGAAGAAAGCAGTTATTTTAACAAAAAAGAGGGTGGATTTGATGTTGTTAAGTTGAATATTACGCTTAAAGAGTATATTGAAAATCCTAAGTTGTATAATCAATTAATTGAACAAAGAAAAATACAAAAAAATCAGCAAGTCACTGAAGAAAATCAAGATGACATCGAGAATGAGCAGAAGGAGGCTGTAAATAATGATAACAGTAAATAGCTCTGAAGAAATAAATTATAATCCAAAAAACACTTTAGAAGAAGTAGTTACAAATGTAGGAATGATTTTAAGAGTTTGCAAAGAAGAACAGCCGCTTAATAGAGATTTTGCATTTGACAGTGATTTGATTGATAAGAACATTAATGTTGTGCAGAATAGGATCACAAGCCACTTGACTAAGATTATAAGAGAATACGAACCAAGGGCTGTTTTAAGACAAACTAGAATCATTATGAAAGATACATATAATAATGATTTTGACATTGAATTAGGAATTGAGGTGGTAAACATTGAGTGAAATATCAAATGAAGAATATGAAATTATAGATGCGGATTCGTGGGAACTTAAAAGAGATATGATTGATAAGTTTCAGGAATTAAGCGGAAGAAAACTAACAGAATCAAGTCCAGAAACGCTTATCTTTGAAACAGTAGCGTATCTTTTCGGATTAAGAGAAGAAAAATACAACGATGAAATGAAACAAAATTATTTAAGATTTGCAAGAAATGAGCGGTTAGATTTGAAAGGAGAATTTTACGGAAATAGAGGTAAAAGACTTGTAGAACAACCAGCCGTGGCGACATTTAGATTTTATATTACTGATATTCAAGCGACAGACATAATAATTCCAAAAGGGTCAAGGATTCAATACAATGAGTTATATTTTTCGACTGATGAACAATATAAAATAGAAAAAGGCGATTTGTATGTAGATGGAATTGCAACTTGTAATACATCAGGAACTGTTGGGAATGATATTCCAGTTGGGCAAATTAATACGATGGTCGACATTTTCCCGCATTATGACAAGGTTGAGAATATTACAGCATCAAATAATGGAGCTGAAATAGAGCAAGACGACAATTATAGAACTAGAATTAGAGAAATCCCTGAAAGTTTCACAACGGCTGGAAGTAAAGGAGCTTATGAATTTTGGGCTAAGTCGACAAGTACGAATATTGTTGATGTTGTAGCGTATAGTCCGAGCGCAACAAATGTTGATATTTATGTTTTAACTGATTCTCTAACGCTAACAAATGAGTTAAAAAAGAGAATTGAAGAAATGTTGAATACTGATAATATAAGACCTCTTACAGATAATGTGACAGTAAAACAGGCAATAAAGACATCATACACAATTGATTTTGACTACTACATTGATAAATCTAACGAAACGCTTGTAAATGTTATTAAAAATAATGTTGAAAAAGCCGTAAAAGATTTTAAGATTTGGCAACAAAATAAAATGGGCAGAGATATTAATCCTGATGAGTTTATTAAATTATTAAAATTAGCTGGAGTGAAAAGAGTTGTATTAAGAAGTCCAACATTTAGAGTTTTAGATTTTAATGAAATAGCAGAGAATACAAGTGTTACAAGTAATTATTTAGGAGTTGAAAATATATGATAACTATTGATAATTTGAACTTAACAGATATAGCAGCGAAGTCAACTTTGAATGATAAAACAACACTTTGGATTTATGAATCTATAAATTTTGCTATTAAAAAGAAACATGATGTGATTAAAAGAAAATTTTTTTTGGAATTATCAGAGCTAAATGATGTAGAATTAGACTTTTTGATGTGGGAATATCATGTGGACTATATTGATTCAAATATCACAAGAGAAACAAAAATAAAACTGATAAAAAGGTCTGTTTTTTCGCATTTTAATAAAGGTACTGTTGGCGGGATTAAAGAAATCTGCGAAATATTATTTAGTGGAAATGTTGAAATAATAGAATGGTTCAAGTATGGTGGCAATCCAGGATATTTTAAAGTAAATACGGATGGAAATTTATCAGACTACGAAGGCTACAAGAAAATAATTGAAGTTGTAGAACAATACAAAAATATTCGTTCTTGGCTTGAAGGAATAAGGCTTTTAAGAAAAGAAGAAAAGGCAAATTATTATGGTTTTATCGAAAAAAATAAAAAGAAATATTACTTAGGTTCAACTGATATAAATATTCCAAACGAGATTATAGCAACAAATTTTGGAACGGTACACAGAATAAGAGTATTAAGAGAAATAAGATAGGAGGTAAATTATGGCAAAATTTAATGGATTTATTTTAACAGAAAAAGGAAGAGAACTATTAGCAAAAGGATTAGCGGGAGAAACAATAACATTTACTAAAATGGCAATAGGAGATGGAACATCATTAACTTCTGAAAGAGAAAGAACAGCATTAGTCAACCAGATCACAACATTGCCAATCTTGAATATAAATGTAAAAAGAAATGGAACTTGTGAAATCAATGCGTTATTGACTAACAAATCTGTAACAACAGGGTTTTATATCAAAGAGTTAGGAATATTTGCACACGGGAATGACAACGTTGAAATACTTTACGCTTACAATATTTCAACTAGCCCAGATTTTGTGCCACCTTTCTCAGCTAACAATGTCGTAGAAATTGAATATGTAGATACGATTATTGTTGATCAAGTGGCAAATGTAACGGCTGTTATTGATCCGAGCGTCACGTATATTACTAAAAAATATGCGGACGAAAATTATTTAGTTAGTTCAAGATTAGCTGAAATATTAGGACTGGAATTTGGTGGAAACATACAAGATATCGGCAATAAAACAAAAGGTAAATTTTATTATGACAGTGTAACAAAATTTTATTACGAATGCATAGAAGACAACAGTCTGACATACAACGATTCAGGGAAATTTAGGGCTATTTCTAATAAGCCGATTTCGGACAAAGTGGAAAATTTAATCAAAATTAAAAGCTACACTGTAACAACTTTAGATCATATAGATATAAATTCTGGAACATTAGTTATTGCGGAAAAAAGAATAGATAGTTTTAAAAATAAAATTGGAATTCCGTTAAACTCTACTATAGTATCCGTAAGTGCTGCACAAAGTGCTGGATACTGTGAGTACTGCACATATGATTACGGATCAGACACAGCTCACGTTGGGCACATTATCCCCAAAAATAACCCGAGGCTAGCTGTTATAAATGTTGCATATATTTAAATGCAGTATTGTTTAAAATCCAATTGCTTGCCAACGGATTCCAGTTGTTCTTAGTTCGTTAGAAGCATCACGTCCAAAAGCTTCAAATTTACCTTCATCGACAGGAGCGGATCCAGTTCTGTGAGCTCCTCCGCCCGTATCAGATGTGATAATTTGATAGTTTCTGTTTTTAAAACGTGTAGGTAGATTGACATAACCTTTTCCATTTTGGACAGTTACTTCGCCCCACTGGATTATTAATCCAAATGAAAATTTTACCCAACCATTACCAAATGTGAATAAATTTTCCACTTTGT